GGAAGAGCATTGGGATACATCATTCTTAGTTTAGTGTCAATCTGTAGCTGATCCATGTTATCCTACTGTTACTGTTCCGAGACCACTCGTTGCGTTTGGTGCGCAGTGATCACCGCCTGGAATTGGGCATAAAGCATCACCAGCTGCGCTATCTCCAACAACAATAATTCCTTTACCATTAATCGTGATAGAACCGTGCGAGGTAGATAGTGCTCCACCTCCGTCAGTATTTCCATCGCCATCGACAGCAATCAACTTTCCACCAGCGAATACTGTGGACTGACCCGTTGCTATTGTTGTAGCCCCGCATGCGCGAGAGTCGCCGTCTCTATGAATTGCTGCCATTATGGATTCAACCCGATTGTGCTGCCCTTGACTACGGTGGCGCCAGTTGCTTCGAGGTTCATTCCACCGCCACTTCTGACTGTAGTTCCACCTGCAGAAGCAATGCCTACATCACCACCTGCGCCCAATCCCATACCGCCAGCAGCAACTACCTGATGCTCACCACCAGTTAATGTTGCATTGTCACCAGACACAACCTGAGTGAGTTCACCACCGATTGTCTGCTTTAGATCGCTGTTAATTGTATCCGTCTTAGCTCCACCAGTGATCTCTTCACGATCACCAGAGGTGCGGTGTGAAGTCTTACCATTGACCTGCATACGCTGATCGCCGCCGACTTCCTGAATATGTTTTCCACCTGATTTAAATCGCATATCACCGTGGGATACGAATTCAATTTCATTTGCTTCGACTTTATATGTTCCGCCGACTTTAACGACCATATCACCAGAGATGACTAAATTGAAATCACCTGTGACCTTTTCATCCATCCCTGCGTTATGAAAGAACTGTGTCTTCTCTTGTGATTTGTAGATAAATGCGCCATTATCCTGAATCTCAATGCACGTTCCCGATGCATGGTAGATATGAATGCGTCTATCGCCAGGAGTGTTATCGAACTCTACCTTATGACCAGCTTCGGTGGTGTATGCATGATTCCCAAGATATTGAGACTTCTTGCCGCCTGGGGGTTTTTCTTCTATTGCAGCCATAATAATCCCTTATTCATATGTGACTTTGCCGTCGGCGTCGATAACAGTGACTTTTCGACCTTCTGAATGCGCTTGTGCCATCATTTCATCTACCGTGAGCGCCTTAGGTTGATTAGCATTATCGTCTTGTTGTGCTTTATTTGCATCAGCTAATTCAGTGTTAGCATTTTCCATGCTAGGCGTTTCCACGTCCTTTTGTTCTGTTGGTTCAGAAGCAGCTGCTGCGTCCGTCACAGTAAAGTTATGCTTCGGTGGTGGGAGTGGTGCTTTATCTACGATCTGCTCTTTGCTCTTAACACGAGGATCTTCGGAACGCTCTTCATTACCACGCCCAACGAGTGGAGACGAGGCTTGATCATCCTGAACTGGATGAACAGATGGGCTTGGTCCACCAACGCCGCTATTACCGAACATATTAGATAGTGAATTCATAAGCCCAGCAACCACAGCAGCTTTCTGTGCGAGCGATGGTTTAGCAGAAGCAACTGGAGCGTTACCATACTGACGATACGGATCAAGAATGATTAATTCTTTAGAGCTATTATTAGTTGCAAGAATCTCATCGTCAGCAACGCTATAGATATTTGCTTCTACGTCATATGTTCCTGGATATAATGGAGCGTCAACGTGCAGTCTCCAGATATATGTGTCAGGAGTCGACGTTTCAACTAATCCAAGATTACCTTCGAACAGATAGAATGGTCTATAATTAAGAATAACTTCAAGGGCTTGATCTGGATTTCCCAGTGAATCAAAGCGATTAAACACAGCTGTTCCAGTAATCATTGGCATACTGTTAGCTGTTGTCAGTTTATTGACTTTGATATATGGAGTCGCCATTATTTCTTAGCTCCCGATCCAGGAGCGTTCTGACCAGTTGATTCTTTCTGTGCGATATGCGGTAGAACACCGAATACGATTGGAATTTGCCCAGCATCACCGTCCATAAAGAAACCAAGGACTTTAGACTCTTCAACTAATCCTGATGGGCTTGCACCGATACCTGATATACCAGCAGAGTTTGTTCCCTGCAATACATAGCACCACGGAAGATCCTTTGTAGGCAGCTGACTCTTATCGTCGGTGTGCTTTCCCTTGACGCGCACTTTAATGCGACCCAGTTTCAACTCATCCTTAACTCCAGAGAACTGTCCCGTTCCCCTATCCTCGACGACTCCAATCCACCACTTGAAGTCGCCGCCCATTACTGTGCCATCTTCAGCCATTAAGTAAGACCTCCACCGCCTGGATTTGATTTATTCTGCGAATCAGACTTACATTCTAGAACGCACTCATATTTAATATCTTTATCGTCTTTATATACAACGTGACGAATAGATGTAACCAGAAAAGAACCTGAACGCTTATCCAAGTTCCCCTCTTCTTGATTAGTCGGAATATTGATTGTCACCTTGACTCCTGGCTTATATTTCGTATCGCCAGGAACACGGATATTCATTACAAGATTATCTAGCTGGTTTGCAGCTGAGCTCTGTGCTGCATGATCTGCAAGCGAGCGTTTATTCTCTTTAATAGACGGATCACGCGCATCACGGAATTTACTCTCGCTCTGCCCCGGAGCTGCTACGAAATTAAATCGCTGACCACGAGCAGATGTCTGCTTACCAGTAACCTGCGTTGCACCAGTATGAGTTCCCTCACCCGCACCGTCACGCTTTCCATTATCTGTGGCGTCGATCTTGCCAGTCGTGGGATCGTAGTAATACCAGTGGTCTGAGTTACCACCATTATATGATGATTTCAGTTTATCGAAATCTTTTGCTTGGTCGAACGCAATAATCTTTTTCTTTGCGTTAGCAGGATCACCACCAGCGTCACCGATATTCTGGTGTGAATATGTTAATGTTTCGCCAGCACCACCCTCAAGCATTTTATCAATAGTGCGGAAGTGATATCCCTCACGATCCTGATAGAATACGAAATTGGACGCTTTCGCTTCAGATGACTTAGCTTCCTTTGCAGCCCAACGCATAACGGTGATTGGACTCTTTCCAGTTCCCGTATAGGTTACATTACCCTCAGTCTCTTCGAGCGTTACCAGATCTTTCTTTAATGTCGTGGACTCTTTGGTCATATCACCGTGGAGTTCTTTGACGATATCCGAGACTTTCTTGCCAGTATAGGATTTAACCACTTCCTTCGCGTTATTCTCAGTGAATTCTTGTGGAACAGCTGTCAGCTGCATTAAATCCTGACCATCCTTCACGCGCATGCGATCGCCGACGATAATCGTCTTGAATTTCATATTGATCGACTCGCCTTCTGCACTACCGAAACCGATCTCTACGTCCTCATCGCCTTTTAATCCAGCGCCATTATTAAAGCCAGAAGCATCGTTTACCTTGATATTGACTGAAGCGCATGGTGCGTAAATGCTCTCGAAATACTCGAGCGTGTTGACAAGATTGTTGATATCCTGCCCAGCAATAATGCATTTGGAAATCTTACCCGTGGAACTCATCTAGTAGCGACACCCTCAGTGAAGATATATGGATGCTGTTCTTTAATAATCTGCAGATAGTGCAAGTCTAGCAGATAGATATGTCTGTTATTATCATTTATATTAGATTCATATTCGTAAATTGTGACAGCTTTTCTATCCGTATCTGGGAGTGCTGCGTATGTGGCATAGTCCACGATGAGCGTCTTCTCTGGTAGAATGCGCTGATTTAATCCCTCGTCGATAATCGTCGTGGTTTTTTGAACAATCTTCTGGTAGTGATGAGTGGTGCGCTGGGTATATTCTACGGAACCATACTTCTGCTTGAGATATGATTGGAACTGATCGTATCCCATCGCCCATTCGAAATATGGATCCTGGATCTCGTTGACCAGTAGAACCAACCAGTCCATAGTGAAGTCCTGATAATATTGATACGCAACAGTATCTGGGCGTTCACCGTCCTGTAGAATATATTCGTCGAATGTGACCTTTGCCTTTCTCAGGAAATCACTAATCGCAAAGCGGCGTGTGATATCAATCACAGGGACTGATTTCTTCTGCCCTGGAATGCGATAGGTTGTAGTTGGAAAAGCTCTAAAATAAAAAGCCATGATTATGATCCCGTAGCATACGTGGGTCCGTTCTCAGTCATCGGAATAGGACCGACAGACTCACGAACTTCTGGCATACGATCGACGATATTGATAGGCAGTCTATCCTTATTGAGGAAGTCCTTCGTGATGATCTCTGTCTCTTTCATGGTGACAGTGAATGATACTTCAGCAGGAGCAGGCGGTCCTTGCCCATTAGCTAGACGAACGTATGCAGCATATCCCTGTGAGTGATAGTCCACCTTCACGTCGGTGCAGACTGATGGTTGCAGCTCGAAGAGATATTCTGGGTGATTAAATCTAATCTTAAAGAACTCTGGATACTTAAAGAATAAACCACCAGCGACATATTCTGGGTGGGCATAATAAGTAAACATATTGATAATCTGACGAATTAAATCAGACTCACGACGATTGCGTGGGGATAGTTTCCAGCTGAACGTGTGGTCACGAAAATTAACACCAGTGAACAGAATGATCTTATGGGGATTCTGTGCAACGCCACCTGCTACTTTAAGAGCAGCTGCTTGAGAACCGCCTTCAGCGCTCAATCCTAATTTAGAACCAGCAGCACCTATTGCTTTCTCTACACCAGAAGCGGCTAATGCGCCTCCAGCTGCAGCGAGCGTGGGGATATCACCGTTGCCATAGATAGCACGATCACCCGCTTTCATTATAGCACCAGCTGTGCCTGCGCCGAGATCTGCGTCCGAATATGCTGGGCGATAGTCTGTGCTAAGATTAGATGGTAATGGTAGTCTAATTGTTCCACCATTAATCTTAGAACCAATAAGATTAACCTGACCACCAGTTAATCCACCAAGAGCACTTTCAATCGCGTCAGTTCCTACGCCCTTTGTCTCTTGTGCAACGAATTCAATGTAGTGATCGAGATTATCTAAATCCTGCGGGAATCCAACGAAGTTATCTTTATATGGATCGGGTTTCTTACCACCAGCAAGAGCAGCAATAGCTAATCCAGCAGCAGTAAGAGCAGCAGTGCCAAGAACACCTGCGCCTTGAGCCATTCCTCTGCGAGCCGCAAGAGCTCCTAAACTTGATGGCGGTGTTGGTATTCTTGGTGGCATTATTCGTTACCTCTATTCCCGTATCATATTTATATCAATACATAGAGGCATGGCTACTTACAAAGGGCGCTTTCAGCCCAAGAACCCAACCAAATATAAAGGTGATCCCACGAAGATTGTATATCGCTCTTCGTGGGAACTGCGCTTTATGAAGTATCTAGACGAGAACGCAAACATTATTCAGTGGGCGTCTGAGGAATTATTCATTCCATATAAATCCCCGCTGGATGGAAAATGGCATAGATATTTCCCTGACTTCATCATTCGCATGCGAGATAAGGACGGGAAAGTATCTACCAAGATGATTGAGATTAAACCACGATCGCAGTCCGTTCCACCCAAAGTGAAGACAAATGGTTCCAAGCCAACGAAGAAGTATCTGAGAGAAGTGGCAACATACGGAATAAATATGTCTAAGTGGGAAGCAGCTAAGGAATACTGCGAAGATAGGCAATGGGAATTCGTCGTGCTGACGGAGAAGGAACTCGGGATTTAATGGTCGCATATGTATTCGATAAACTGTTAAAGCGTGGTTCAGCTGCGGGTATTGCTCCCACAATGAAGCGCGATTCCCGTGCGTGGTTCCGTAAGCAAGCGCAAGCAACGCTGGCTTCTCCTACTCGTATGCTAGGAAGCGATCGTAGCAGACTAACTTCGCGCCCCATGATTGGAAGGATGTATCTATTTCAATATGATCCAAAAGGAAAGAAGACTCTACCATACTATGACAGATATCCGCTGGTCATTCCTATCGGTTCTACTAAGACGTCAGGATTCGCTGCAAATAATGGTTCGTTCCTAGGTCTTAATCTCCACTATCTACCGCTCCCTCTTAGAGCAAGATTAATGGATGCGCTGTATGCAACAGCGAGTAATAAAACACTAGACGAGAATACCAAGCTGAATGTTTCGTATAATATTCTGACTCAAGCTAGTAAATATCGTTTCTTTCAACCGTGCATCAAGCGATATCTCATCTCGCATGTGCGCAGCAAGTTCTTTTATATCGAGCCCACTGAATGGGATATGGCATTATTTCTTCCGTTTGATAGATTTGTCGGCTCTAATAAGACACGCATCTACCGCGATAGTCGCAATAGGATCTAATAATGCCATTTAATGTATCAAACTTCAACGCAGAGATCGCGAAGTCGGGTATCGCAAGCCCATCATTCTTCGAAGCTCGAATCGTTAATTCCCCTAGAGCGATTTGGCCCATGATGTCACAGGGTATGGCATTCCGCATCGAGTCGGTTAATTTGCCAGGACGCACGCTGACAACGCTGGATCAGAACTATCACGGTCCCGTTCGTAAGATCCCCTATCGCTTTACGCACCAACCCGTCACGTTTAGCGTCATCATGTCTCGTGACATGCGTGAGCGCGAAGCATTTATGAAGTGGCAGGATTTCTTTGTTGGTCACTATCGCACCACTCAGAACGGATTATCTACAAGCCCATTCGATACACAGTATTACGACGATGGTATTGGAACTATTGAGATCATTCAATATTCATATCCAATTACCACAACGGAGAATACCCTTAGACCAAAGGCTGATAAATCACTGGAAGCGGCTAATCGCAGACAGGGAATCGACGACTCGCCACAAAATCGTGGTGAGAATCGATATAAGAATGGCGTCAGCTCAGCAGGCGCTCGCTCGAGAAGCGTTGGAAGCAAGAAGTCTAAGGGCGAATACATCGAATCATATAAGATTCGCTTGGAGGAAGCATATCCATCCAATATCAACGATCTTCAAATGTCGTGGACTGACGATGGATATGCCAAGTTGCAGGTAGAGATTCAGTATCGATATGCGGTTGAACTGCATAAGACATTCGCATCTGATTTGGAAGCTGAAGTCGGCAAGAGAGGTAGAGTTGGTGGTGGTCTTCCACAGCAGTATGAGAATCTACCAATCAATGGATTGTTTTAATTAAATGGAGTGAATTATGGCATTACCTAAAGTATCATCACCGCGATTTGCATTAGACTTACCATCCACGGGCGCTCGTGTATCGTTCCGCCCATTCTTGGTTAAAGAGGAGAAGGTGTTGCTTATGGCAGCACAGTCCGACGATCCATTGGATATGGTCGACGCAGTAAAGGATGTAATTGCTGCATGCGTATTATCTGACGAAGTCAGCGTGAACGATCTACCCTATTTCGACCTAGAGTATATCTTTCTGAATATCCGTGCTAAGTCGATTGGTGAAACCGTCAAGATGGAGTATCGTCACACTGGTGGCGTAAACTATCAGGGAATCGCTTGCGAAGCGGTGACTCCAGTCGAGATTAATCTTGAGCACGTCAAGGTAGAGAAGAACGCAACGCACACTAATAGATTCCAGCTGGACGATACGCTGGGCGTAGAGATGCGTTATCCTACTCACGCTGATATCCGCTTGGTATCCAACGGTGCAGATGAGATCGAGATGCTCGCTCGCTGTATCGTATCTGTATATAATGACAGCGAGATCTTCGAACCAGATAATGATGCAGACGCAATCGAGTTTATCGAGTCGTTGAGCAACGAACAGTTTATGCGTATTATGCGTTTCATTGAGACTATGCCCAAGCTCAAGCATACATTCACTTATAAGTGCAAGGGATGTGGGCAGGAAGATACTATTACACTGCAAGGAATGTCCGATTTTTTTTAATGGTCCTCTCTCATAATACGTTGGCGAATTATTATCAAACCAACTTTTCGTTAATGCAGCACCACAAATATTCGCTCAGTGACATTGATAATATGATTCCTTGGGAGAGGGATATCTACGTTAAGATGCTTATTGAATATCTGAAGAAGTTAAAGGACGAACAAGAAAAAAGGCGGTAAATGGCTGACAAGGATAGCGGCGAAGACATTCTCCGTGCCATTTTAGAGAAGGGAAGCGACAAGGCTAAGAAAGCAGCCGCTGACGCACTGACCCAACATCCCCCTACTCCAGCGGATCCGCCTGAGGTAAAAGTAAAGAAGCGCCGTAAGGGATTAAAGAAAGCGATCGCTGCTAAGATCGGTAATAGTAAGTATTACCATCACCCCGAAACGGGCGCTATCGTTGACGAGCAGGGACAACCAGCTCCAAAGCGTATTGCTGAGCAGCTCGTTAAGGAAAAGGTAGCACCAGCTGCTCGTAGCGCAAAGTCTATTCCAGAATTAGCTAAACTTAAAAAAGAATTAGCTGGAATTGGTAAGATAACATCCAAGACGATTGAATCAAACAATCAGATAATGAACAGTTCAACTGCTGCATTTGAGCAGTTTCAGAACGTTCTATCTAACTTTGCCACACAGAACTCCCAGTTACTCGACGCTATGGTTAAGCAGAACGATGACTTCCATGAGAAAGTAATCGAAGCGATCACTGGCGTAAAGGCACCAACTAAGTCGAGTGGTGCTACAGCTCCGACTGCTCCTACCAGCGCACCAAAGAAAGGTAGAGCAAGAGCACCGACACCAAAGAAACCAGCAGCTGGTTCCAAGTATCAAAAACGTGTAGCAGCTATGACTCCTGCACAAAAGTCAGCACAGCAAGAGCGTGTTCAAAAGAGAGCAGAACACATTGGAGCGATTAGAACTAAAAAGAATGTTATCGCTGGAACTGCTGGTGCTGTCGGCGGAGCAATTGCTGGTAGTATAATTGGTGGATTAGCTGGTGTTCAGAGGCAAGCTCCTGGACCTAGTGTCGCTGAATTGAATGCAAGAAAGCTGGGACCAGAAGGCGGCACTCTTCCTACTAAACCAGAACAAACGCGAGTCGAGCAAGAAGCAGCACAACCACCAGCGGGAGCGCCACAGCAAACAGCAACAGCGCCTACTGGCGGTGCGGCAGCTGGTGGTGGAATTGAAGCAGTCGCTAGAAATATGCTCGCCGTTCACGAAGGTAGACGCAATACACCATACAAAGATTCAAAGGGACTATGGACGGTTGGTATCGGTCACTTGATTGGTGACGGTAGATCGCTTCCTCCTAGCATGAATCGCACATTCTCTGACGCGGAAGTAGATGAATTATTCTCTAAGGATTATAAGCATCACGCAGCTGCAGCAGCTAATATTCCTGGATATGATAAGATCAACGATATGGGCAAGGTTGGTCTTATCGATCTGACATTTAATATGGGTCAGGTATGGTATAAGAAATGGCCTAACTTCACCAAAGCTATGAGCGAAGGTAATTGGCAGCAAGCAGCTAACTCGTTAGAGCAGAGCGCATGGTATCGCCAAGTTGGGCGTAGAGCGCCAACGGTTGTTGGGCTTATTCGTAATGGTGGTTCGGGTGGCGGCACTATCGGTGGTCCAACAGGAGGAGCTGTAGCGGGAGCTGGAGGTGCTGGGAATGGAGTTATTACACCGCCGCCAGCTCCAATAGCAGGAACGAATGGTCTTGGTCCAGAAAAGATGACCGCATTAAGTGCAGCCAAAGCAGCAAACGCAGCAGCTGCAACTGGGGCACCAACTGGCGGTCCGCCAATGCTCGCACCACCAACTCCGGGCGCTGGTATGTCAGCTGGCGATAAGTCTGGGCAGAATGGTATGTTGCCAGCAGACAGACTTGCACCAGTTGGTGTCGGTCAGCACAAAGCACAACCCGTAGCAGCAGACGCATTCAGAGCGATGAGAGCTGCCGCTGCTGCTGATAAGGTAGATCTTGGTATTACCGACTCGTATCGTTCTTATGCAGCACAGGTTGACGTTAAGAGAAGAAAACCAAATCTAGCTGCAACTCCAGGGAAGTCAAATCACGGTTGGGGTCTCGCATTCGACATGAGTTTCGGTAGCAATATGAATACTCCTGGATTCAAATGGATGCAGCAGAACGCAGCTAAGTTTGGATTCAAAGGACCACTACAGAGACCATTCGAACCTTGGCACTGGGAATATGTTGGTGGTGGTAATCCAGAAGCTATCAAGTCTGGCACTACACAAATGGCAGCTGGCACTCCTGCAGGCGCGCCTGGCGCAGCACCAACTACAGCAGTTCAGGGTGCGCAGATGGCGAATGCTTCAGCAGAGCGTGCGATAGCACAGGGAAGCGCACCAGCTGTTGGTCAGACTATTATAATGAACAATACAAGAACAGTGAACAATACACGAATCATGCATCAGCCAGCAAATGGTCTCCCTAATTTCAATAGAGGAGGATTCAATCCGCTTCAAATGGTTGCTGGTGCTCTTATCGGTAAAGCAGCTTCGAGGTTATTCTAATGGCTATTTCAGCTCTCAATGTTGGTGGAACTGCTGGCGCTCGTCCGTCAGTTGGTGCATTCTTTGGTAAATCAACAGCTGCTAATGATAATGCACAGAAAGTGTCGTCTGACTTTATCTCAGGGGATATGATGAGTTCTATTCTTGGTAGCATCAGCGGTATTAGCGCAGAACTCAAGAAGATTCAGCAGTTCTCTAAAGATGTGATTAAATCGTTTGAGCGACTAGTCGTTGATATGCGTAAGCTGAATAATGATATCACGTCTAAGTTTAAGTCTGTAAACGCTCAGATGAAAAAGGACAACGTTGATTTCCTACGCTCTATCACTAGATCATATGGTGATGCGCTGGAAGCAGTAAATATTCCTGAGAAAGCTGCTGGTGCTGTTGGCGCAGCTGCTACTGCCGCTGCACCTGCTGGCAGTTCTATTGCTGATACTGCAGCAAGTATCGCTTCAACCGCAGCTGATCTTTTATCAGGATCAAAGAAAGCTGTTGGTGCAGCTGCTGCTAAAGAGACAGTGAAAGACGTAGCCAAAGGTGCGTCTAAACCCACACTGAAAGCTGTCGTTAAGAAAGTAGCCGCGAGCGCTGGTGGTAAAATGCTAGCGAAAGCAATTCCTGGAGTCGCACTAGTCGCTGGTCTTTTCTCAGCTGCGTCCAGAGCATTTGAGGGTGATCTCAAAGGAGCAGCAGCAGAAGCTACACTTGGTGCTGCCGCAACTATCCCAGGAGTTGGAACCGCAGCTTCTGTTGCTGGAAACGTAGCACTACTCGCACGAGACATCTACAAAGAATATTATGGCGTTCAACCAGAAGACGATCCACAGGCTAAAGAACGACTACAAGAAATTGTAGATATGCTCAAGTCTGAAATCTCTGGTGATGTTAAGGATACCAAAGAAATAATCAAGGTTGGTGGTGAAGAAGCAAAGCAGGGTGAACCACTAAGTGATAAGCAGATGATGGCTGTTGACATGGCGTTGAATATGAACCCCGAAAATGCTAAGCAGTATCCTGATTGGCTTATGGAGCAATACAATAAACAAAAAGGTGAGAAAGCCGCAGGAGCTCCTGCAGGTGGTAACACTACGACTACGGCAGCTGCGGCTCCACTTCCTCAAGCTCAAGTCAATGTCTCTGCTAATCAACCGACTGATGGTAATGTTGCAGCAGGAAACGAAGCTGCGCCAGCACAAACTCAAGTTCAGCAAACGACACCACCTGCTCCCGCAGCTAATGAAACTGCAACTCCACCCGCAGCAGCTGCGTCTGCCCCTGCTGCGGAAACTGGAACTCCTATGAAGGTAGCGGATATTCCACCATCTGCTCCTCCAACAGATGTTCCAGCAGAAGGCGGTAATGCAACACCAGCTGCGGCGGCACCAACTAACGCTCCTCCACCAGCTGCTCCAGCTATGGGAACTCCAGCGCAAGTTGAAGAAGATTTCAGCAATCTAGCGAACGTCTCTGGTGTTCAGGTTGAGAAAGGTAAAGACCTTCCAGATAAAGCGATGATGACACTAGATGCTATGATGGAGAATGATCCAGAAGCAACTGCAAGAAAGTATCCAGCATGGGTTCTTGAGCAGTATGCAAAGCAGAGCGGCAAAGGATCACCCGCTGGTGGTGCTGGCGATCAAACGAATCCAGAACTTGGTGGCGGTGCTGGTGGAACTCCTGACGCAGAAGGTGGAAGCAGTGGTGGTAGCGGATCTATGGGTGGTCCAGAAGGTGAAGCTGGACAACCAGCAGGCGCACCAGAAGCAGCTCCAGCTGCACCACCATCTGTTCCTGCTGACTTAGTTCCACCATCTCAGGCGAATCAAGAAAGCAAACCAATCGTTATGAATAACGAATCGTCGTCAAGCAGTGGAAGCGTAACTTCTGGTGAAGCAGACAATACGTCTGGACAGAACTTGCCCATGACAGCACAGAATGATTCTCTCAGCGAGTATTTCGCAAAGCAGAACATAGACTATCAATAAAAAAAGGGGAGCCGAAGCTCCCCTGAGTGTAATCATAGGTGAAAGGAATAAGCCCTATGATTATTCTTACGAACTGATATACTTCTTGCAGCTCTTCAAAACTCTTCTCTCATATGCTTTATCGTTCAGCTTTCTATTCAAGCCTGAAGGATGCGGCAACGTAAAGTGATTCACGTCAAGTTTTGACAGAGCTTTAGAGGGAAACCCACCGAGGGCTACGACTTTATCATAACCCTCGGTGCAGCTTTTCAGAAACTCGTAGTCTACATCTTTGTCTGTATACTTTCCTGCGAACGGGACGCAGTTAGTAAATGAGAAGTGCTGGATACCCATCCCCTCAACCCAGCTATGTAATCGCTTGAGCGAGTTACACAGTTTTGCTGGGTTGATTGAAGAAGGATTGATACCCACTACCAAGATGCGTGAGTTTCTCGACATTATTATTCGTCGTCCTCAGCGAGCTTGTTGAAGAACTCAAGGTCGTCGTCTTCTTCGATCTTCTTCTTCGCAGGAGCTGCTGCAGTCTTACCAACTGCAGGAGCAGCTGATGGGCGTGCAGCAGGACGCTCAAAAGGGATATCGTCTTCCTCAGACTTACGACTATAACCTGTTTGCTCAGACAGAACCTTATCCAAACGCTTCTTCAGTTCATCGTAGCTCTTGAACTTATCTGGAGCAACGAGTTCAGCAAGTGAATACTCTGTCTTCCAGATTGCTTCCATGTTGTCATCGTCATCCGACAACGGTGCAGCATCTTCGAACTCAGACTTATCGTAGTTGCGATAACCTTCAACCTTGCGGATCTTAACCTTGAAGTTAGCACCAGCCCAGAGATCGAAAGGATTCAACGGCTTTTCGTCGTCGAACTGAGGATTCATCTTCTCGTTGATCTTGTCGAAGATCTTCTTACCGAACTTGTAAAGGAATACCTTACCTTCGTTCTCAGGATGAGCGGGATCCTTGACAACGTAGATGTTGGCGATGTAAGTCAGACGACGCTTGCGCTGACGAACGATTTCCTTATCCTTGTCGTTACCTGAGTTCCAGAGCTTGGAATTCATTTCAGACACGGGATCGGGTTGATTGAGAGTGGTCAGGGAGTTTTCGATATACCATCCGCCTGGACCTTGGAAACCATGATTCCAGATGCGGACCCATGGGAGTTCTTCGTTCTGAGGTGCGGGGAGGAAACGAATGACGGCGTAACCGTTACCAGCTTTATCAACTTCAGGCTGCCAGAAACGATCGTCTTCGTTAGAAGCTGTTTCCTTGTTAGCGAGTTTGTTGATTTCTTTGGTAAGGCGTTCCAGCGAAGAGGTGCGCTGACGCTTGAGGGCAGAGAAAGATTCGTTCATGTATGTCTCCGTTGTATGTGTTGTATGGTAGATATTCGTCTTATCCACTTAATCATGATATAGTAGTATATAGCGCATGTCAAGACGTAAACACATCGCGCATAACTTTTTTTATCGTAGCCTTTTCAATCCTGACGAATGGACGATACTTGGATAGCTGTCGATGAAACTCAGGCCATACAATAGGATCGTCGATCTCTTTGTTCCACTTGTCAAAGATATCAAAGGCTATGTCAAACGCAACAACAGTTTCAGCCGCAATCTTTCCAGCCATATACATCTTCAATAGAACTGGATGAGTAGACTCAACCAGCAGAATACGGCTGACGCTGTTGTTACTGTTATCTAGAATCACTTCTAGATCCTGTTTGAGATAGTATGAAAATGCTTCGATGCGCTTGCACCAATTCAGATATACTTTCTCAGATTCTTGTCCAGACATTTCACCGACCCAACGCACACCAGCTTGTGATACAAAGTTGGCTACAAAGAAATCGGTGAGTTGGTCGTCGTTATACTTGCGTTCCAGTTTACGGAATAGGAACTGGTCTTTACGTTTGAGGAATGACTCTTCGCTGATCTTGCGAATCTTGCCGCCATACTTCACGAAGTCATAGTCGCTTGTGAAGTGCAGCTTCAACGCTTGATAACGCTGATACGCTTTCATTCCTTCCATCAAATCGGCAATCTTGACCCAGTGCGTTTCATAAGATTGAGCGATGTGGCTTCCGACTGAAGCAACTTACGCATAGTGGGAGTCATGAGCTTGGATACATTTTCAAACTCAAGCCCAGTCTTTTCGCATACATCGGTAATCGCTTCGAGATAGCTCATACCTTTGTCGCTGATACGGAGTTCCACCATCGAGATAAACGTGTTGGAACTCATAATGCTTGCTACGGC